GGCCATTACCTCGGGATTGGCGCCGGTCCTGACTTTTACTTCGTTGCTTCAGTGATTCCTGAGCCCACGACTTATGCCCTCTTTCTGGCGGCAGGAGCCCTGCTCGTAGCGAAAACGCGCAAAAGCAAAGCCCAAGGCAATCTGCCCGGCTGACTAGGTCCACTGAGAGGCTCCGACATTTCTCGGAAAGTGCCCTTCAGAAACTGCAGACCATTGCATCCAGGCGGACGAGGGAGACTCGAACCCAAGTCCGCCAACTTTCCGTTTCCCTCAGAGGCTGTGAAAAAATGATTTTAATGGCCTCGGAGCCCCTATTTTTAGCCTATAACGAAATTCTGCCGACCGCCTGTATTCAGGAAATACAGAAGGAAGGAGGAATGCAGTTAGAGGCAAAAAGAGGTGCTCCATGGCCTTTGAAGGACTTTTTTCACAGCCTCTCAGGAAAAGGTTGCCCGAAGGATCGGAAGAGAGAGCCGATCGCTCTCCACAGGCCCATTCTGCCAAGGCGAGCCAGGATCAAGGCAACTGTGGCCAATTCCACGCCGCCAGAAGAAGCAGGCACTCCCTGCTGTACTCGTGGATATTGGAAAGCATGCGCAGGCTTACCCTGGCGGGGGAGCCCTCCAAAATAAAGCGCAACTCCAGCCTCCGTCCCTCCGGGCACGGTGGTTTCGCAAGCGTTCCGTCCACCACCCTTTATAGGAGAAACTCAAAAGATTTAGCCGATTGTTTCACAGGAGGCGATTTCTGCCAACTCCTGATAGAGATCCGCATGTCTGGCTTTAAGGAAGCGAACGATCCGAGTATTGGCGAGCAGTTTTTTAAGAAAGCCACGAAACAGAGTTAACTGAAGCATGCTTCCCGCGAACGTTTGCTCACAAACCTTATACTCCTTCTGAAGAGAATCCATTTCCACCTCCATTCGGTGCAGTTCTTCTGGCCGGATTTTCCTGTTCCTCGGAATGGCTTTCCCCACCAGCTTCTCGCGCGGAGTCGCCATAACAAGAGCTTCCACGTAAGGCTTCGTATAATTTCCTGCACCAGATAGAAGGTCAACAATCTCTATCTGACGACTGGTGATCACCCTCTTCAGCAGGTTTAGTGTGCCCCGGGAGACCTGCTTGTCTTTCAATACATTGACGACCTCCCGGCAGAGCCCCTCCGTTATCCTCATGCTTGCCCTGATATGCGCTTCATCCCGGTGGAGGGCCGCAGCGATCCTCGCGACCGGAACACCGCCTTCGATCGCCTTGAGGATCATACGTTGCTCCTGAATAGGAGCCAATCGGTTGACCTTGGCGTTGTATGTGTAGCTCTCATCTTCAGAAGCGATAAGACACTCCACTTCTGTTATTCCAAGCTCCCGGCAAGCTGCGAAACGGTAGTGCCCATCCATGAGGAGATAGAAGTCTTTCACTCCTTTTTGCGGGTAAACAATCAAAGGCTCGATCAGACCTGTTTCCGGGATCGAAGTGACAATCGCTCGGTAGCGGGAGAATTTCTTGCCGGTTGCATCAATTTGACGAATCGGAAGAATCCGATTGATCGGCAATATCAAACGGTTCATTCCAAACGCGATCTTCGGTTCTTTAGGTTTATTTTTGCTTTCGCTCATAAGGTCAGATTTTGGGTGCAGTCCGATTGTCGAGTTCCTTTGGAACGGAGGTTACCCCTTCGGCACGCAGAAGGTTCAGGAAATCGTGATCCGCAAATAGATTTCTGAATGCTTCGACGACAAAGATCCTACGGGCATCGCAGATTTGTGTTTTTCGAACGAGAGATTTCTGTCGTTGGGTTTCCTTTTTTAAGGTATCGATAATTCTCTCGGCCGTTCGACTCTTATTGGCTCCTGGGTATCCTTTGAGTTTCTTACTGAAGGCGTTCCGTTGAGCAAGAACCCTTCTAACAACGCGAATTTTTTCTTGATTGATGTGTCCATTCTCATATGCAGTGAGGAACTCACGCTGTTGCTCTTTGGTCTCAGCCTTCGCAATCTCAATAGCAACCCCAAGGGGGATCTTGCCATTCATCGTTTCATAGATCAACCGCTCTTCTCCCGCGTTGTTCAGAGTAAGCAGCCCACCAACAGTGCCATCTGAAATATCAAGCTTTCTTCCTATATCTACATTGTTGTAGCCTTGCGTTTTCAAGCGGAGAATCTCTTCAACCAGATCCTGCGGTGTAACCGTACGTCGCACCATATTTTCCACGAGACTCATGAGCATACTTGTCTCCTTATCTGCTTCGACAATAATTGCAGGGATATGCGTGAATCCAAGGCTCTCAAACGCTTCTTTTCGTCCTTGGCCGCAAATCAGGTCGTAGAAAGGCTTTTCGCCCGTTTTAGTGGTGTGAAGGGTAACTTGAATAGGCTTCTTTAGGCCGGATTTTCTGATACTTTCCACCACCAGGGTAAATTTTCTCTTGTCACGATGACGTGGGTTAGGCACCCGTATACGATCGATTGGAATATTAATTACTTCGTTATTCATAGCAGATTTTTAATGTCCACACGTTCAGCCATTCGGAAAAAGAACGAGAGATCGTCCACCCGGTAAGCGTCCAGTTCAATTTGATTTTCGTCGGCTAACCGTCGACTCGTCGCAAAAGGGGTTATGTCAAGGGCGGGAAGAAGGTAATAATCCTGAATGGTCTTATTACCAGAACAGAGCCTGGCAGCTATGGTAAGGTCCGGATTAAGCGCTGAGTCCAGGCGGACTAACCAACGGGACGATCCGCGACCAGTCGTAAAGTGCCGGCAAAGCACGATCGATACCCATATCTCGTGATTGATCAAGAGCAGGTCCGTTTCTCGATCCAGTTCAATTCCAGCACCCATTTGTTCGAGATGAAAAATAATTTCGCGAAACAGCTCCGGACGCATTCTACGAATTGCCCGATTATCTTCAATAAAAGTATAGTCAACCGGGGGCGAGTAACCGATCAGAAAATACGCTTTTATCAGGCTTCCAAAGCGATAGCGGAAAGCCGCGCTTGAGGGCATTTCCTCATTCTCATCAATCAGAATCCCAGAGATTCGACCGTGCTTCCTGAAGAGGTTCTGTAATTTCTCCAGCATCTCTTTATCGGAGAGTTTTCGACTTCGCTCAAGAATGATTTCCTGTGCCCTGCGGAATATTTCCTTATCAATGACCGGTGGCCATGCCTCGTCTGCTCGAATCCAGTGCTCGGGCGAATTTTTAACGTGCTTTGCTTTCAGTTTAAATGAGGTCCGGTGGTAGACATTATTACCGATGTATTTTTCGTTGGTAAGAATCTGATGAACCGTTGCGCGACTCCAAGGGCGGTTGAAGTCAGTTCGTATTCCACGGCAATTAAGCGCCAATGCTATCTCGGATTCACTGAGGCTTTCCCGGATAAACGCGTCGTAGATCCATCTCACCTCGATAATCTCATCCTCGGGCCCGGGCACCAGTACGACTCGGTCTGTCTGAATGCTTTTGTGCTCGCCAATCTTAAGAAGCCCCTTCCGCTGACCGCTCTGGTCAATCAACATTCGGCGGAGGCCAAATCCGGCAGTCCCTCCCTGCTTGTAGCCCATTTGAATCAGGCGACACGCTCCCTGAAAGACTTTAGCGGAAAGTTCGAGACTGTAGGTCCCGGCCATCACCCGCTTCATCATCTTGTTCATATTCGCCATCATGCTGCCGTCATTCTCAAACTGTTCGGCACAATAATGAACGGCGATGCCGTGCTGACGGCAGATAAACTCGTAGTGCGCACCTTCGTCTGAATCCTGAAAGCGTCCCCAGCGGCTGATGTCATAGACCAAAATTGATCCAAAGTCATTTTGCCCCGATTCCACATCGGAGAACATTCTGGCAAGAGCCTTGCGTCCTTTAATACTCAAGCCGCTTTTTCCCTCGTCCGAATAGATTCGAACGATCTCCATTCCCCTTTGGGAAGCATACTCTTGAATCACATCCATCTGATTACTTGTCGAATACTTCTGGTGCTCGGTTGACATCCGGACATAGGCGGCAGCCTTAATGGTGGGGGTCGCAATTTCAGTCTCTCTCATTTCGTTCACACCACCGATCTTGGCGGATCTTTTCCGGAAGGTAAGAATACAGTTGTGTGGACGCCCTTGTTTCGATGTTTAGAACAAAAAGGCTGATGACAGAGATACGCCCCGAAAAGCGTTACGCGGGACTGTTTCGTAAGCCTCAATGTAGCCGCCCCGATGTCCCCCAACGCCTTTTTGAGTGAACACCAGCAATGAAGCGGGGTACCCGTAGGCATGGGGAACTCGAAATCCTTGCGAATTTTTGAGACGAGAAAAGGAAGCCAATCTGCAAACCGCTTCCAGTACCGGACGAGCATATAAGTCCATTGCGGAGGAGCCGCGCTTGATCCGCCCCGGAAATAACGATCGATGATCCGGCTTGCCGCCAAACGGTAGGGCTGAGAGAAGGCAGGCAGGATACTGATCGTACGCCGACAACTGGTACACCTGAATCTCCTGACAAGAAAGCGAAGGTAGGCAGGGCACCCTTGCGATATAATCCCACGTTCATAGTAGCCGAGGGCTTGCAGTTTCCCTGACCGGCCGCAGTTCGGGCACAGCTTCGGAGGCTTAACCCTCGTATGAAGCTTCTCACGGATGTAGGCTTCGGGAGATTCGCCTAAATCAGAAATGATCTGCATAAGCCCGAAAAGTGGGTCAAGAGCCGTTTCTCTTAACGGCAGTGAAGATAAACCCAGCTCCTTGAGGAATTTGTTGTGTGCTCCTGTTTCTTCTTTGATCTTCTCTTCCAAAACCGACCATGTCGGCATTCACTTGAGCCAGATCAATCTCCTCCTCGGGTACTTGCCCCGCGCCAGCCATCGCCACCACCGACTGGCACCAAAACGAGGATGGTACGTGGCGCACCTCGGCGCGGCAGCACGAGGCGCTGGTCTGTGAGTAGTAGCCCTGCCGTGCGCGGACCGTGCAAAAGGGTTTCAGCGACGTTGCAGGCGGCGGAAAATCAGCGCGAAAAACAGCAAAATTCCTAAACCATTGAGATTTTTTCTCATTTCGCGTGAGACGGTACAAAAATAGTCCAGACGAAGTCTGGTGGCGGATGGGGGGGGATTCGAACCCCCGTTGTGCTATGAGTGATTTCACGAGGGTCCCGAAACAGTTTCTCTATGGTAGAGTGAACGGTATTCTTTAGAAAACCTTGCCGGAACCGCTCTGCCTGTTGTAAGCCATGTTGCAAATGGCTTCTCTCCGAAAAATCCCCGGCTGTAAAAATTGGATCGCGTGCTTCACCGATAAAGATGGGCGACGCAGGCAACGTTCTACCAGCGAGACGGACCGAAAGAAAGCGCAGAAGATTGCGGACGGGTATGAGACGGCGGCCCGGCAGAAGAGGACCGTCCGGCAGATCCGCAGCGTGCTCTCTGAATTGTCAGAGATGGTTACGGGAGAGGGGCTCAAGGTCGTCTCCTTTGGCGGATACGTGAAGGACTGGCTGGAGCGTAAAACTCACGAAGTGTCCGATTCTACCAAAGTATCGTACGAGGATGCGCTTCAATCGTTCGTCGTCTTTCTGGGCCCAAAAGCGGAGAGGGAAATTTCGGACATTACCGAGACTGAGGTGGTGGCTTTTCGCAACGCCAGGATGGAGGCGGGATTCGCAAGGCCGACGGTCAACAAGGCGCTGAAATCGCTGCGCTTGATTTTCAAGGAGGCGAGGTCCGAAGGATTGATTGCCGATGATCCCACGGAGTTCGTTAAGGCGGTGAAGGAAACGGGAGGGGCGAATCAAAACGATCGACGACCCTTCACCCGGGATGAGATCGACCTGGTGTTGAAGCGGTGCAGCCCGGAGTGGCGCTCCATGGTGCTCTTTGGGCTCTACACCGGCCAGCGGCTTTCTGACCTCGCCCTGCTGACTTGGGGGAACATTGACCTTCCGGCGCGTGAACTGCGGATGGTGGCCAGCAAGACCAGCAAGACGATTGTGATCCCGCTTGCAGGGCCGCTATGGGAGCACGTCCAGTGTCTGCTTAAACCCACGCCGCCGGACACCGTTGTGACCAAACGGTCACCATCGACCCCGATCCACCGTGAATGCTACGACCTGCGGGCGAAGACAAAGGGGTCAGCCGGGTTGAGTAATGCGTTCGCGAAGATCCTCGAAGCAGCGGGCTTGCGGGAGAAATCGACGAAACAGAAGCTCGAAGGTGGCCGGGGCCGGAGCGCCCCCCGCAAAAGCCGCGGGCTTTCTTTCCACTGCCTGCGCCACACGGCCGTGACGATGCTCAAGGAAGCAGGCATCCCGGCAGCGGTGGTGATGGAGCTGGTCGGGCATGACTCGAAGGCGGTCAGCCAGCATTACACCCACGTGGGAAGCGAGGCGTTGAGGAAGGCGGCAGAGGCGTTTCCGGAGTTGTGAGCGCGCCGACTGACGAAAAGGATCACATTATAGGGACCGCTTTCACGACAGGAATGCCCGTTCCTGACTGATTGAGATCGGAAATGAGGCGATCGCGGAAATTGTTGGTTTTGCCGCGCCCGGAAATGATGAGCGTTCCGCTTCCATTGACATCGAACCGATAGCCTTTTACCGCTCTTCCATTTTGCGTAACGCCAGTTACCGGCACCGCCAAAACGGAGGTGTCCCAGGTGTCAGCTAAAAAGCGGAAACGTGCTTGATAGCCCTTAACCGGCCCTTCGATCTTTTTGATCCTATGAGAGGGAAAGGATATGGCCATGTTTACGGCAATGAATGAAAGCGCCTGAGCCTCGTTAAGCTGGTACACAACACCGGGCTTTCCGTCTCGCGGTGATCCAGTGGAGTAACTCGTTGCGCAGCCCGTCAAACAGATGACGCCAATGAAAGAGAGAATGAATTTCATGAGGTTAGAATTCTACTGAGGTGGACGAAAGAACGCCGAAGCTGCCAATCCTATGAGCGCCACGATATCCAAAACTTCCCAAACGTCTCGGTCAAAATGGATTGGGAGGATCGGGTTGAAGGTGATTGCCATCGCTCCGAAGAAGAACATCACGAAGGTTTTCCATCCTTCGGATCGGCTGCTGTTTGCGTTCTCCCAAATTGCGCCAATAGCGGCGGCGCAGACCGTCCAGCGTAGAAGCTGGTAATAGCCCTTTGGCATGTCGGCGAAGCTGAAGAGAAGGGCGACCCAGGCGAGAATCTTTAAGATGAGAATGTTCTTCATCTATTGTCTGCGATTCAATAATCAGGGTGTCGAAACCTCTTCAAGTAACTCCTCCATTGCCGAGAATGAAGCCTCCATATACTTCTGATCGAACTGGCTTATCACGCTAAACAAAGAGAATACTTTAAGCGCATCATGAAACTCCGTTACTTCGGTGTCGCAAATCTCTGGATGCCCTCTACTTGATGAACTTAATGCGATTCTACAAAGGTGGTGTTGAATAACACTAGCGGGATTCCCGCCAGATGTAAGCACATCCCTATAAAATCGAATCCTTTGTTTTGAAATTTCATTTAGGGAATCTCGACTAATGGGCAGATGTTCACTTGAAATATCAAGCAGTGTGCTAAGCATTTCTATATACTGCTTTTTGTATATTTCAACTGAAATGTTCTTATTTAGAAGCCATATAGTAGCCACTGATATTCTAAAACATCCGTACTCGAAACTCACGGGTCCACTTGGTAAACCAATTTTAGAGAGAGATGATGATAAATCTTTCCCAAAGGTTCCCAAAAACACCCCTAGGCTTTTAATGTGAATCCTCCCCGGCTTTGACTGCCTACTAATAATGTCCCTGGCAATAGCTCCACGGGAGGCTTCCCTTTCCTTAGTTTGACGCTGAGGCTTTAGTAGTTTTTCTGTGGGATCGTCATCGTATCCGTCTCTACTGAAAAGATTAAAATAAACATATCCCGCTATCAAAAGCGATATTAAAAGACAAACAATAAACGTTCCCATATTCACCTCATCTTTCTAATGACCTGATCGACCGGATAGCACCAGGCGAGTTCGCTGGCGTCTGCGGAAATCATATCGTAAGCGGGGTTGGAGGAGATAAGCCGATAGGTGGTGCCGACGCGCTCCAGTTTCTTGAAGACGACGCCACCTTCCTTTAGCCGGGCAATCACGTAATCTCCGGTTTGCGCTTCGTAGGAGGGGCAGATGACGGCGATGGAGCCCTCTGGAAACTCCGGGGACATGGAATCGCCCTTGATGCGGACGGCGATTGCTTTGGCGTCGCGAACGTCGTAGGCGGTGATGGTTTCATAATCATAAATTCCGTCCGTGTAGTCGGTGAGTTCGCCTGCCTGGGCCATTGAAATGAGGGGGATGTTCTTTGCTTTGATTCCGTCGGTGGTGACGACGTTGGAGATGGAGCCGACGGTGCCCTCCCCTACTCCGAGTGATGGCACCTGATCCGAACCGCGCATGAGGTCTTCTTTTTCGAGGCCGAGCACGGAGGCGACCTTTTCCGCGAATTTCTCGGAGAGTCGCGCCCCGGCGTCTTCGAGCGCCTGGATATACCCGATGCCGTAGCCGGTGGCGCGAGCCAGATCCTTCTGGGTCATTCCCTTTGCCTCGCGGGCGGCTTTCAGGAGGGTGCGGGGCGTTGAAGCTGACGAAGTGGAGGGAAGCTCCAGGGCATCCAATTTTGATACCACTTTTTGACTGGGCCGTTTCTCTCCCTTCTCAATCGACCAGACGTATCCCTTCGTAATCCCCAGAGCGACAGCCATTTGCTCCTGTGTCATGCCCAGTTTTGAGCGAACGGATTTCACCCTTTTCGAAAAATCTTCGGGTGGTGCCACTTTTTTGGTTGCCCCAATAACACTTTTGGTACTACTTTCTTTCATCAACACCCCCTTATCTGAAAAAGTGAAGTCGATACACAAAATCTCATGAAGAAATCTTTACCAAAAACGCTAATCACTGAACAGCAGCAAATTGAGGCGGAGCATTTCCGCCGGAAGGCTAAGGCGCAGATCGCGCTCAACGGGGAGACGATCAAAGCTCTTGCCAAGAGGATCGGTTACCCCGCCGGAACGGTTACGGCGGCGCTACGGCGGCCTTGGGACACGCCAAACGTCGTCACCGCTATCGAGGCCGACTTGTTCGGCAAGAAGCATGTCGGGAGCCGGGAGGAGGTGGCGAAGTGAGCGCCTGGTATGTCGCCGGATACTCGGGCGAGGGCACACTCATCGTAGACGACGAGCGCGTCGTTGCTGTCGTCAAGGCTGGGGATGCCGTCGAACTAATCCGCTCTGCTCCAGATCTGTTGGAGATCGCCAAAGCCGTCTACGCGGGTGGTATGTCCTACCCCAAGTACCTGCGCGACAAAGCGGCTGCCGCCATCGCGAAAGCGGAAGGAGGCCAGCCATGATCGAAGTCACCCCCTCCGACATCCCCTTCCTTCTCATGTGCCTTATCGTGCTGCTCTTTGTGGCTTACGCCGCCGGAGACTTCTTCGGGTGGCGACGGGGCCGAGAAGAGGCTGAAGAGGAATTCAACGAAGCCTTCAAAGAACTCGGCCCGACCATCAACAGAAAGGAAGCATCCAAATGAGCCAGGTAGTAGAACGCATCTTCTCTTTGAGCGAAACCTACATCAAAGGTCTCATGAAAGAGATCGCTGCGGAAACGGAGACCCGGACCAAAGAGCGCCACAAGGCAATCGAGGAGGCCGGGCCAAGGCCGGAATGGATTCGCATTCGCACGGCTGTGAAGCTGTTTGACCTCTCCGAAAGCTACATCAAAGGGTTGATCTCGGAGAACAAGATCAAGAGCCGGGTGCTGAAAGACCGGGGGCAGATCCGGGGGGTTCGACTGATCTCCTTTGATTCGCTGAACGAGTTCATCGAAGGGGGGAAACTGTGAGTGCTTTAGAACTCATCGCAGCCGAACGAGATCGTCAGATTTCAAAAGGATACGACGCTACTCATGATGACCAGCACAATGACGACCTATCAATTGTGGCAACACAGGTCATCTTCGCCGCCGCAACAGGAGAGGGCAGTGACGGCTGGGGGATCGTTAAGAAGCATGCTGGAAACCCGGTGAAGCTATTGACTATCGCTGGCGCATTGATCGTTGCGGAAATAGAACGACGTCAGCGGCTCAAATCGAAAGCCGAAAGGAGCCAACCATGAGTGGCAATCTCACGAACGTCCTCCCCGAAGAGTCGCAGACGGCCACGGCGGTTCTCGCCTGGTGGAAGGCTCGCGGGGATGCGGAACCACGGCGGCGCTACCTTGGCATGTCAGCTATTGGCGAGGAGTGCGAGCGGCGGCTTTGGTATAGCTTCCGGCATGCGGCGCAGGAGGATTTCCCTGGTCGGCTCTACCGGCTCTTTAATCGGGGGCACCGGGAGGAGGAGATCATCGCCGAAGAGCTTCGCGGGATCGGCTGCACGGTGTTGCTCGAAGACGAGAACGGGAAGCAGTTCGGCTTCTCGGGTGTGGGCGGGCATTTCAAGGGCCATATGGACGCGGCGATCCTTGGTGTACCGGAAGCGCCGAAGACGTGGCATCTGGGCGAGTTCAAGACGCACTCGGCGAAGTTGTTCGCTGACTTGGCGAAGAAAGGCGTGCAGGCGGCCAAGCCGGTGCACTACGCGCAGATGCAGATTTACATGCGCAAGTCGGGCATGACGCGGGCGCTCTACTATGCGGTAAACAAGGACACCGATGAGGTTTACGTGGAGCGGGTGCGGTACGATGCGGCGTTTGCGGCGGGCCTCGAAGCGAAGGCGGAGCGGATCATCACGGCAACGAAGCCCCCGGCGCGGATCGCGGAGCGGCGCGATGACTTCCGCTGCAAGTTTTGCCCGGCGAAGAGCCTTTGCCACGGGACCAGCGGTGAAGAGCCTGCGGTGCCGATCTCGAAGCCGTCTTGCCGGCAGTGTGTCCATGCGACGCCGGAACTGGATGGAGATGGCCGGTGGTCATGTGCCAAGCATGGGAAAGACCTTTCCACGGAAGATCAGGAGCGCACCTGCCGATCGTTCCTGTTGATCCCTGACTTTGTGACGTTCGCTGAGCCGGTGGATGCGCACAAGACCGAGAGCGGTGACGACGTGATCGAGTTTCGCAACCTGGCGGACGGGTCGATCTGGCACCACGGGCCGGACCGGGAGGCGGGGCACTGGACGGTTGCCGATCTTCTTTCGAAGCCGATGGGCGAGCTTCGCATGCCGAGCCTTCTGGAGCAAAGCCAAGGATGGGGGATGACCAGCTACGCGGTGCATGGGCTGGAGCATCTGACTGCTGCATGGAAGCACCTCACGCACCTCAATGATTTTCCCGAGCCGCTCAAGACCGAGAAGGGCGACGGCTACGAGATTACTGAATTTCCTGGAGGGGACTTTGTTCTGGTGGCCCCTGCCGAGGATTATGCCGAAATCAGATACAACAACATTCCCTTTTAATTACCCATGGCTTTTTCACTTGATTCCATTACCACATCTTCGGTTCTCAAACCTCCCCGCGCGATCGTTCTTGGCGTGGAAAAGATCGGCAAAAGTACGTTTGCCGCTGGCTCCGATCGTCCGATCTTCATCCCGATCAAACGAGAAGAAGGGATCGACGACCTGAACGTTGCCCGATTCCCCGCATGCGAAACCTTTGGCGACGTGATGAGCGCGATTAGCGTGCTTTATCAGGAGGATCACCAGTACCAGACGGCAGTGATTGATTCCTCCTCCGCGCTTGAACCGGTGATCTGGGAAGATGTGTGCCAGGAGAACGGCGCGGCTTCGATTGAAAAAGTGAACGGCGGGTTCGGCAAGGGGTACGTCGAGGCGCTTTCCCGGTGGCAATCGATCATGGAGGGGCTGGATGCGCTCCGCGAGCACAAGAATATGGCCAGCATCATCATCGGCCACGTGAAGGTTTCTCACTTCAACGATCCTGAGCGGGATAGCTACAACCGTTACACCTTCGACATTAACGACCGGGCGAGCAATGCGCTTTTCCGATGGGCTGATTTCATCGGCTTCGCCAACAACAAGATTGTGACCACGACCGAAAAGCAGGGCTTCGGCAAAGAGGTGAAGCGTGCGGTTGATGCAGCCAACGGCAACCGCTTTCTCTTTACGCAGAAGACTCCTGCGCACCCCGGCGGCGGTCGGGGCGTTTACGGTCGGTTGCCTGCGGAGCTTTCGCTTTCGTGGGAAGCGTTCAAGAACGCCGTGGCAGCGGCAGTGTGATTTTACGCAGGCGGCGGCGTGGAGCCAAGCGGTATATCCGGGGACGCCCGGTGAGAGCGCAGGCAGGTAGACACGCAGGGGCAGCGAGAGACGGTGCCCCTAAAGAAAGTGCGTCCATTCAGTCGGTTCGAATCCGGCCCGCCTGCACCTTTTCCTAATAGCTCGACGCGCATCAAATAAAAAGGCCCGCCCATCTGAGGAACCTCGCGGATAAGAGCAGCAATGCTCCGGGACGATTTAGCTATTCCTTTTTCACAGACAGCCGGAGAGACGGCAACTCAAACCAAAATGCAGCAAACATCATGAGCAACATCGCAAGCGCCATTGGCGGCGCATTCAATGCCAACGAACACGACACGACCGACACCACGACGCCGATTCCTCCGGGAGATTACCCTTTCCTGATTGAGAAGGCGGAGCTTCGGGACACGAAGGACGGTTCGGGAAAATACGTCTGGATTCAGGCGACCGTTACCGGGGAGCAATACGCGGGCCGAAAGGTCTTCGAGAACTTCAATATCGTCAACTCCAGCGCGGAGGCCGTGCGGATCGGTCGCAGTGACCTGGCGAAGCTGGCGGTCGCCGTCGGCGCGCCGATGCTTCAGGACACTGGTGAACTGGTGAACAAGGCGTTCATCGGGCGGGTGAAGGTGAAGGACGGCGACAACAAGTTCTCTGCGTACAAGCCGATTGGTGGGAGCGCCCCGGCACCGTCCACGCCGCCCGTGGCGCAGTACACCGCCCCGGCACAGGCTCAGCAACATGCCCCGGCGACGGCCGCCGCTGCCGCGCCTGTCGCCAAGAAGATGCCTTGGCAGCGGTAAACCGATCAACCCGAAACCTCAAGCCAAACTATCATGACAGCAACAACCGATACACAGACAGAAGAAAAACTCCGCGAACTTACCTCGCAGCTTGCCGATGCGCGCGCGGAGGAGGCCGCCGCGAAGGCGAAGCGCATCCAGGCAGAAGAGGCCATCGTGGCGCTCCTCGACCCGGGCGAGCGGAGCACGGTGACCGTCGACCCCGGTAACGGGCTCAAGGTGACCATCAAGACGGACCTTAGCTACAAGGCGGATATCGACGCGATTGAAGTGATTGACTCCGATCTTGTCAAGGTGACGACGAAGAAGGAACTCGACACGAAAGCGTACGAGGCGCTGCGCGAGCAGAATACCGCTTTGTTCGACCACATCAGCGAGTACGTCACCGTCACCCCGAAGAAGCCCGCCGTCACGCTCAAGGTGGTCTGATCGGGCAAACCCCAAAACCTTCCGGTGGTGGTTAACCGGACTCTTTTCCCAATGAAAAACCAGAAACGCAAACGCAAGAAGGCCGTGCCAAAGATCAGGGTCAAGGATGCATTCCCTTATTCGTTCTCTCGCATTGTTCGGGAGCTTCGCATTTCGCCCGGTGCCGTTGATCGGCTCGCGGAAGACTTCCCGGCAGACTATACCACCCGAAACACACGCAGGTATCGCTGCATTCCAGAGGGCGCGGATCGGTTCAGGATTATCAAGAAGTCGGGTCGCTTCCATATTGTTGGAATCTTCTCTCGGGATGCCGAGCCGACGCTGTTCGAGGGCACAAAAGAAGATTGCGAGAAGGTGCTCAAGGCTACCGTGACGCGCTGGTGGAGCTTGTCGCGCGGACGGGAGTTCCCGACGGTGGCGCAAGAGATCCTTGGGTTGAAGGAGTTGCAGAAGTGATGGCGACGGCGCTCCATTTCAAGCCGCCTTCCGCCACGACGCTCACGCCGCGCCCGTACCAGGAGGAGGCGCTCGATGCGCTTGACGAGCACCTTGCGACGAAGGAGACGAACCCGTGCGTCGTGGTGCCGACGGCGGGCGGCAAGAGTTTCATCATGGCGCTGGCCATCTCCCGTTGGAAGCTGGCGCACCCACCGCTTCGGGTTTGCATCCTCGCGCACCGCAAGGAGCTGGTGAAACAAAACAGCGATGAGCTGATCGGAATCTGGCCTGCCGGGGACATCGGGATCTACGCGGCGGGGCTGCGACGGCGGAATGTCTACCACTCGATCCTTTATGCTTCGATTGATTCCATCTGGAACAAGTGGGGCGATTTCGAGCCGTTCGACGTGATCTTCGTTGACGAGGCGCAGCGCATCCCGGCGCGTGGTGAAGGAAAGTATCGGGCGTTTATCAACGGGTGCAAGCAGTTCAACCCGCACCTTCGAGTGATCGGGATTACCGCGACCCCGTACCGGATGGAAGGGCCGATCTGTCACAGGGACCATATCCTGCAAGAGATCGCTTATGAGGTCCATATCACGCAGTTGCTTCAGGGTGGGTACGTCTGCCCGTTGCGCTCCCGGATCGGGGAGGTGCAGCCGGACATTAGCGGGGTGCAGCGCAACGGGAAGGGTGACTATATCGAGAAGCAGCTCGCGGAGGCGGTGGACAAGAGCGACGTGGTGGCCGGGGCGGTGTCGGAGATGGTGCGAATCATCCGGGCGGAGCGGCGGCAGTCGGTGATTGTCTTTTGTGTGGATATTGCCCACTGCGAAAACGTGAGCCGGGAGCTTCGCAAGTATGGCATCGCCGCGCCGTATGTTACGGCGAAGACACCGGTGGCGGAGCGGGACCGGCTGGCGGAGATGTTCAAGCGCAGGCAGCTGCAGGTTCTTCTCAACGTCAACGTCTACACGGAGGGGTTCAATGCCAAGTGCGTCGATTGTGTGGTGCTGCTGCGCCCGACGCTATCCAAGGGGCTTTACGTGCAGATGGTCGGACGCGGGCTTCGGCTCCACCCGGACAAGAGCGATTGCCTGGTGCTCGACTTTGCCGGGTGCATCGCGGAGCACGGGCCGATTGACCAGCTCGATGCTGGGGTGGTGATCATGGCGCGGTGCGGCGGGTGTGGTGACTCGTTTTCTCGGGCGATCCGGGTCTGCCCGCATTGCGGGTGGGAGATCCCGCCGGTGGAGATGGAACGGCTGGAGTCGGAGGAGAAGGCCGAGGCGGAGCGTCGGATGCACGCGGCGAAGCCGAAGGATGACCCCGTCATCAGTGAGCCGATTTGGCTCGATGTCGATGACGTGAGCGTGCACCTGCATCGGAAGGTGGATGCGCCTGACAGCCTGCGGGTGCAGTACCGCTGCGGGATTACCGTGGTGAGCGAGTGGATCTGTCTCAACCACTCGGGCTTCGCCCGTAAGAAGGCAGGCCAATGGTGGTTGGCTCGCAAGCTTCCCGGTGACTACCAGACGGTGACCGTGGCGGAGGCGGTGAGCAACCTTTTCCTTGGGGGCGAGATCAAGGCGCGGACCAAGCAGATTCAGGTGATCCGGCGCGGTCGGTATCACGAGATTTTAGACTATCAACTTTCTTAAAACTTAAACCAAACAAACCAGACTTTGATGACAAACGACCAGATTGAGACATTGCGGAAGATGGCAGCGAAGGAGCGGCAAAACGCGGCTTACTTGCGCGAGATCACGGAGGCGTATGAATCAGGCAAGCACAAGAAGGGCGCTGCAAGCTATCGAGTGAGGGCGAATCTTGCTGACAAGCAGGCAGAGGCGCTGGAGGCGGCGTTGGCTCGGCTCCAATGAACTACTACAACGAGTTCGACCCGAGGGCCGCCGCTTGGCTCCGGGAGCTTATCAAGCAAGGCCACATTCCACCGGGCGAGGTGGATGAAAGATCAATCACCGATGTTACAGCAAACGACCTTTCTGGATTTACTCAATGTCACTTTTTCGCAGGGATCGGAGGATGGAGCCTTGCCTTGCGACTCGCAGGATGGCCGGAAGACCGCCCGGTCTGGACCGGCAGCTGCCCTTGTCAGCCGTTCAGCGCGGCGGGAAAAGGACTCGGAGAAAAAGACGAACGCCACCTCTGGCCCGAGTTCTTACGGCTCATCAGCGAGTGCCGCCCTGCAACGATCTTTGGCGAGCAGGTTGCAAGCAAGCTTGGACGTCAATGGCTCTCTGGAGTATTCGCTGACTTGGAAGACGTGGGATATGCCGTTGCGGGAGCCGATTTGTGCGCTGCGGGCGTCCGCGCGCCGCATATCAGGCAACGGCTTTGGTGGATGGCCTACGCCGCTCGCGAACAAGCTAACACCACAAACACGGAAGGACTTCACGCCGAACCTTGCGGCAGTAGCCCTGCTTGCAGGATGGCCCACCCCAATGGCAGGGACACCAGCCAAAAACGGGAACAACGAAGCGGGGAACACCGACAGCAGCAGAAAGACGGTTGCGCTGGTGGGTTGGGCGACGCCGACCGCCAGGGATATGAGATCAGAGCACGGATCGCCGGGGATGATGGCAAGGCGTTCGAGCAGGCCCCAAGGCAAACCACTCAGCAAGCAAGTTCTTGGAGCGATTTCGACGTCCTCCCATGCCTCGACGGAAAAGCGCGGCGCGTTGAATCCGGCACATTCCCGCTGGCTCATGGGATACCCGGCAGAGTGGGACTCCTGCGGGGCTACGGCAATGCAATCGTACCGGAAGCCGCGGCGGTCTTCATTGAAGCAGCGGAGGAAGCAATAGCTTAATGAATCCCTTTATTGAAGCCGCGCGGGCCTATATTGCCTTGGGTTGGTACGTGTTCCCCTGCTTTCCGGGCACGAAGAAACCGGCGACGGAGCACGGATGCCGCGATGCCTCTAACGATCCCGAGCAGATTGAACGCTGGTGGACGCAGAACCCATCCTACAATATCGGGCTGGCGTGCGGCCCGGCGTCGGGCGTTTACGTGGTCGACGTCGACGTTTCCCCAGTGAAGGGCATCGACGGCACGAACTCCATGATGAAGCTCCCGGCGTTGCCGGTGACGCCCGTGGCGGAGACGCCTGGCGGCGGGTTTCACTGGCTCTTTCGTACGGACGATCCGCCAGCCAATAAGAACGCTTTTCGGCCCGGCGTGGATATTCGGGGTGACGGGTATTACATCCTTGTCGCGCCGTCGGTGCACCCGAACGGGGGCGTTTACGAATGGCGCGAAGGGGCGTCCCCGTGGGACGTGCCGCTGGCGGAGTATCCCGAGTTCATGCGGCCCAAGAAGCCGAAGGCGGCGCCATGGCACGCGCCGGGGCCACGGCCTGCGCAGAACGGCGTGGAGGAGCGGGCGATTGCTTACCTGGCGCAGTGTGAGGTAGCGGTACAGGGGTTCAACGGTCACAACAAGCTGCTTTGGGCGGCGCGGGCGATGGTGCGCGGGTTTCAGCTTCCCGAAGAGGTGGCGTATTCGCTTTTGGCGATCCATTACAACCCCCGTTGTGTGCCGCCGTGGGATCTTTCCAATCCACGGGAGGAGAAGGATTTTCGGCGGAAGATCTTCGAAGCGTTGCGGACACCGGGGAGTCGCCCCGATGGCTGGCTTCTTGAAGAGACGTTCGCACCGGCGGATGAAGCTTTCCAAGCGTTCGCAGACCAGTTGGCGGGGCGGTTGCTGCGTCCGAGCGATATGGGGATTCCCATATCGGGACAGAATGGCGCAGTGGCGGCCCCCGAGATCGACCTTCTTCACCCGCCGGGGTTGGTGGGGGAGATTGCGGCGTGGTTGGAGGAGACGGCACTTTGTACGCAGCCATGGCTGAACCTTGGCGCGGCGATCACTTTTTGCGGGGCGCTCATGGGGCGGAAGGTGCGGAGCGAGACGGATTCGAGGACGAACATTTATGCGATGGCGGTGGCCGAGACGAGCGCCGGGAAGGATCATGCCCGGAAGGCGTTGCGGAAGCTCGCGGCCGAAGCGGGGTGCTTGCAGTTGATCGGCGGCGAGGATGTTACCTCGGACGCAGCGATCGAGACGCAGCTCGAAGCGCAGCCGGTGACCTTGTTCCTTTGGGACGAGATCGGGCATCTCTTCAAAACGCTCCAGCAGGACAAGAACAACTCGGCCCAGCAGAGGATCCTGCCCCTGCTGATGCGGCTCTATTCGTCGGCGTCTGAGACGGTGCTCGGCAAGGCGTATGCGGATCGACCGCCGCGGGTGTTTGATCAGCCGTGCCTCTCCATTTACGGGACGGGGGTGCCAGGGCGGTTCATGGGCGGGATCACGGCAGAGCAGTTGAGCGACGGGTTTCTCGCCCGGTTGCTGGTGTTCATCTCGCTGACGCGCCCGATGCCGGACATCAAGAAGGGTAAGATGGTGACCCGTCCGGTGCCGCCAAAACTGGTCGAGCGGGTCCGGTCGCTTTGGCAGATGGTGGTGGCGCCGCCGCAGGAGGCCGGAAACATCGAGGCGCAGACGAGGGCGCACCAGGTGACGATTGTGGAGACGCCGGAGGCGGAGGCGTGGTTTGACGCGTTTGCGGTGGAGTGCCACAAGCGGCTCATTTCACCGCAAGAGAAGGATCGCAATGCGCTTTGGGGGAAGGCGGCGGAAAACGCTCGCAAGCTGGCGATGATCTGCGCAGTGGGCGATTGCCGGGACGGGCAATGGGGGACGCAGATCGAGCTTTGTCATGCGGAGTGGGCTTCGATGGTGGTGACGAAGATCATCGGCGATTTCATGGCGCTGATCGCGGACAACATGGCAGAGACGCAGTTTGAGCGGGACAAGCTGCGGGTGCTTCGTGCAATTGAGCGGGGCGGTCAGGCGGGAGTTCGGAAAATGAATGTAACCCGTGCGACGCAGAGCCTTGCGCCAAACGTGCGGGAGATGGCGATCCGCGATCTTGTTGATTCCGGCCTTGTTGTCGCGAAGACGGAAGGGAGCGCAGTCCGGTATTTCAAAACCCCCTGGGGCGTTGATGCGCCTTTTCACGAATGACCTCACCTGCACTTCACTTGCCGGTTAGTGAAGCGCAAGTGCCTGTTAATAAGCAGTTTACAATTAAACTTCACTGAAATCGATCCTGTTCATTCCCTTCTTTTTCCTCTCATCTCCTTTTTCTATGAAAGAAGCCAGAAATCCAGTGAGTTCCCTTTCTAAGGCGCTCAAAGACAATGATTTGCACTTCACTTCGGGAAAAGTGATTCACCCTGACGCTGAAACCGTCACGATTATTCTCCCTCTCCCCGCCAAGCGGCTCTCTCCGAACTGTGTCGTGGCGACTCGCGGCGGGCGGTTTGCCAAGGCGTCAGCGGTGAAGCGGTACCGAGCAATGGCGAAGGAGGCGGTCGAGGCGGCTTGCGTGGAAACCGGGCCGTGGGAGCGGGCGCTGGCGACGGTGACGTTCTTTTGGCCCGACAATCGCCGCAGAGATGAGGACAACGCCGTGGCGAGCCTGAAGGCGGCCTATGACGGGATCGTGGATGCCGGGTTGATCGTCGATGACAACTCCCGCCATCTGCGTCGGGAGATGCCGGTGTTTGCGATTGATCGGGCAAGCCCTCGGGTGGAGATCGTGGTTTCAAACTTGCATAGCCCGGGAAATGATGCGTAAAGCGCAAGGCATGGCAAGACGATCCTCCAACCTGGGCGCTCTGCTTGAGCGGTGTCATTGCGGATGTGGATGGGTAATCCCCGCAGAACGAAGTTATGCCAGCCGGGGGTGTGCGAATCGGGTTGCCGGATTGGCCCGTGTGGGGATGAAGAAGGAAAAGGCATGGCAAGAGAAATGCGGCAAGGGTCGGGCGGTTGAGACCGATCGCTTTGCCGCGAGGTTTTGACTTATGGGAGTGCTCAAGAATCAGAAGCATGAGCGGTTCGCACAACTGATCGCAACGGGGAAGGCTGCAAGCGCGGCCTATGCGGAGGTGTATGGCAAAAAAGGGCGGGCGGCTGAGGCAAACGGCTCGCGGTTGATGAGGAACGATAAGGTTTCGCTCAGAATTGATGAGTTGAAGCAAAAAGCGGCTGACGAAACGGTGCTTTCGTTGCGGGAAAAGCGTCAGTTCCTCGCTGCCGTGATGCGGACGCCGCTTGAGGAGGTCCCTGGGGCGAGCCGGTGCCGTTCATGCTTTTCTTCAAGGGCGGCTCTCCTCCCAAGCCGAAAGAGGTGGAGGTGGAACTTCCGCCGCCGCCCAAGCCGATCCCGCCCCCGCCTCCTCCCACGGAGTACCGGCCGGACATTGAGCAGGTGACGCTCGACACGCGCAACCGCGAGGCGAAGAAGCGCGGGATCGGGGCGACATTGCTGGCCGGGGAGACCGGCGGCACCAACGCAAACGGGAAGCGGACGCTTTTGGGATAAATGGCGCAACCCTCTCCAGAGATGGCGCAGAAGCTGATTGCACGGCACGCGGCCTTGAAGGCGGAGCGTGCGCCGTGGGATGCCTTTTGGCAGGAAGTCGGCGATTACGTGATGCCGCGCAAGGCGGACATCATGGAACAGGTCAGTGTGCCAGGGACCGCGAAGCAGCAGGCGCTCTTTGATTCCACGGCGATCCGGGCCAACAACATCCTTGCCAACGGGCAGCTTGCCTGGATGACGCCGCATGAAAGCCGGTGGTTTTCGTTTGACGCGCCGCCGGAACTCAAAGGGGTGGATGCTGTTGAGCAGTGGTTCAAGCGTTGCACGGAGATCGCGCACCTGGAGATTGCCCGGACGAACTTCTACAGCGAGATCCACGAGCTTTATCTGGATCGCGGGGCGTTCGGGACGGCGGCGATCTTTTGCGATACCGGCAAGCGGAGCGCGTTGCGGTTTGAGACTTGGAACGTTGGTTCCTACTCGATTGCGGAGGATGACGAGGGGCTGATTGATACGGTCTCGCGCGAGTATTGCCTGACGCTTCGGCAGGCGCGGCAGCATTTCGGGGAGGATGCCCTTTCCGAGGAGATGCGCAAGCGGCTCGAAGAAGCCAAGAGCGACCCGAAGAAGCTCGATGAGAAGTGGACCTTTATTCACATGATCTTCCCGCGTGACCCGGCGGAGATCGACCCGACCAAGGCCGACCCCGAAAACATGCCGATTGCTTCGGTTTACATCGACCAGAAGGCGAAGAAGGTGGTGCGGGTGTCGGGATTCATGGAACTGCCGTTCTTCGTTACGCGGTTCTTGAAGTGGGGTAAGTCGGCTTATGGCTGGTCGCCCTCCTGGGTAGCGTTGCCGGAGTCTCGGCAGTTGAACTTCCTGGTTAAGAACATGGATGCGCTCGCGGAGGTGACGGCGTTTCCGCGTTTGTTGGTGCCGCACAATTACGTTGGAGAGGTCGACACCCGCGCCGGAGGGGTGACGTACTTCGATCCCAACAACCCCAACGCGATGCCGAAGGAATGGGCGACAGGGGGGCGGTATGACGTGGGGCTGGATCGTGAGGATCGCAAGCGCAAGACGATCGAGGATGCCTACCACGTGGACCTTTTCCAGATGTTTGCGCGGAATGAGAAGCAGATGACGGCGACGGAGATCATGGAGCGTTCGGCGGAAAAGCTGATTCAGTTCTCGCCGACTTTTGCCCGGATGACGACGGAGCTTTTCAACCCGATGCTGGCGCGGGTGTTCTCGGTGTTGCTTCGCGCCGGGATGTTTCCGCCGGTGCCGGAGGCGGCGGTGGTGATGGATGAAACGGGAGCGTTCCTGCCGGAGCCGAAGATCAGCTATTCCTCGCGCATTGCGATGTCGGTTCGGGCGCTGGAGAACAATTCCTTTGGCCGGATGGTGGAGCGGTTGATGCCGGTGGCGCAGATGCGGCCTGACATCCTCGACAACTTTGACTTTGACCGGATCATTCGCGAGACGGCTCGCAATGATGGCGTGCCTGCTGACTGGATCGCTGACGAGGAGATGGTGAAGCGGCTTCGCCAGGCGCGTGCGGAGGCGCAGGCGCAACAGGCTCAGATGGAGCAGGCACAGATGGCTGCCGATGCTGCGGCGAAGGTGGGCGGCATTAAACCGGAGAGCGCCGTTGGTCAGGTGCTCGGGGAGGCTTTGGGCTAAATGGACGCGATTGAGAGAGCCAAGCATGCGCAGCGGGTGGTCAACGCCTACCGGCGGGTGTTCGGGTCGGAGGAGGGCAAGCTGGTGCTGGAGGATCTGCGGGGAAAATTCGGCACCGATAAACCTGCTTTCATCCCGAAGCCTGACGGCGGGTTTGATCCGCTTTGGGCGGCGGTGCGCGACGGGCAGCGGCAGGTGGTGATCCATGTCGAACACCAGATGAGTCTCCCGGCGCAGGGGGACGGAAACGTTGAAGAACCACAAACGAAGGTAATCAAATGATCGAGATTAAAGACGGCGCGGTGTACCGCGATGATGAACCAATCGGGACGGTGGACGGTGACAAGCTCATCGTGCCGGAGAAGCTGCATCACAAGGTGGCGGAGAAGATCGCGAAGGAGACGGGGCTTACGATTACCGTCGCCACTCCCGACGGTAATCCGCAGGAACCGCCTGCCGCGCCGCCGAAACAGCCTGAGCCACCCGCCAAGGTGGAAGAGCCGGAGCCGCCGAAGGATTACCGGGGCGACAAGACCCCGGCGTTTGTCGATTGGATGTTTCGCAACCGGCCGCAGGAGGCCGCAAACCGGTACGCGAACCGGAAAATTTCGCGATAAACTTTATGGACGCCAAAACAGAACAAAGCATCGTTGAAAACAAGAAGTTCCGCCTTGGGTTGGACGAGATACTTCAGAGCGTGAAGAACTCCGACCGCAAAAGCAGGGAGCGCTCCCTTGCGGTAACCAAGATTGAAGAGGCCATCATGTGGCTCGGGATGGACATGAAGGCGCTCAACAACGGGGTCTCTTGCTACAAGGAGGGGCACAACCCAAACAATGCCATCGTCGAGCCGATCCCTGATGGCGTGAAGCTGTAATTTTATGCCTGAATCACTACTCGATGCCGGGGCCGCTGCGGCGGCCGGAACCACAGACCAGAATGCCGGTGCCGGTGCTGCCGGGGCCGCTGCAACTCCGCCCGCCGGGCTGCTTAATGCCGATGGCACCTTCTCCGATGGCTGGCTTGACCGACTGCCGGAATCGCTGGCGGAGGCCCGGCCTTCGCTGGAGAAGTTTCGGTCGTTCGAAGACCTCGCTAAAAGCTACACCTCGCTCCAGACGGTCATGGGCAAGAAGGCGGATGCGGTCTTCCTTCCCAACGAGAAGTCGACGCCGGAGGAGGTCGCCGCTTTCCGTAAGGCGGCTGGTGTTCCGGAAGCGCCGGACGGCTACCAGCTCAAACCGGAGCAGCTTCCCGAAGGGTTGACGTGGGACGATGAGCTTGGCAAGGGGTTTGCCGAGATCGCGCACAAGCACAACATCCCGGCAGTTGCCATGAAGGAGCTGGCGGCCCGGTATGTGGCGAGCGAGGAGGCGAAGCTGGGGGCTTACGCGCAGTCTGCGGAGGCTGAACTGGCCACAGGCAAGCAGGCGCTTCAGAAGGAGTTCGGCGCGAGCTTTCAAGCAAACATCCAGCTTGCAACCCGCATGGCGGGCACGGTGGGGCTGGACCCGGCTTCACCGGGGCTGCGTGATCCCAACGTTGTTCGCGCGCTGGTGAACATGGCCAAGATGGTCAGTGAAGACAAGATCGCGGCGATCAGTGGCGGCCAGGTGGCGGGCGGGATGACTTCCAAGTCGATCCAGACCGACCCGTCCAATCCCCACCATGCACGCTACCTCAAGGGCGACCCGGAGGCGGTGACGCTGGTGCGGGATTTGATGCAGCGCGGGCTTTAAGGTTTTCTGCCATGAGAAAGGGCCGGGACTTCCTTTGGGAGGTTCCGGCCTTTTTCGCGTCCTGGCGAAAAATAACTATTGCATCGCTTTGATGGAAATCCCACCACGAAGAAGTCTGGTGGACAACTTGGGGAACCAAGCCCGCCTTCGCCGCACGAACGACGACCCGCCGGGGTGGTGGATAATCGGATCGGTTTGATGAGGCATTTGAAATTCAAACACCAAAAAGAAAAAAGATTATGCCTGATTTGACGATTCCCCAGCATTTCCCGATCGAGTTCGGGACGAACTGGGAATTTCTGCCTCAGCAGAAGCCTTCAATTTTGAAGGGATGCGTCACCCCGGCGACGGTGAACGGCGAGAAGAAGTCGTTCAACCAGCTTGGGCAGATGCAGATGAGCCGCATTACGGAGCGACTGGGTAAGACCCGCGTCTCTGAACTGCCGAGTGATAAGCGCTGGCTCACCAGCGTGCCGTACGATGTGGCGAACCGGTACGACGAATGGGACCAGGATTTTCTGGGGTCCGTCGTCCTGCCGACCAGCGAGACGGTGCAGGCGCACCACATGGCCTACAACCGGGCGTGTGACCAGGTGATCATTGATTCGGCGCTCGGGACGACTTACACCGGCGAGGATGGGGTGATTGCAGCCCCGTTTGATTCCAACCAGGTGGTTGCGGTGGACTATGTGACCAGCGGTAGCCCCGCTAACTCCGGGCTGACGCTCGCGAAGCTGATCGCCCTCAAGAGCCTGTTCGGCAAGAACCTGGTGGAGGATGGGGAGGAAATCTTCTTCGTTCACACGCAGCAGCAGCTTGACGACCTCCTTCTGACCACGCAGGTGACCAGCAGCGATTACGCGGCGGTCAAGGCGCTGGTGGAGGGGGCGGTGACTCGGTTCATGGGGATGACCTTCAAACGGTCCGAACTGCTGCCGAAGGATTCGAGTGACATCCGCACTTGCTTCGCGTTTGTGAAGCGGGGAGTCAAGTTCACCGATTCGGGCCGCAAGGTGCATATGGACATCCTGCCGACCGAAAACCACGCGCTTCAGATCCGCTCCGTTGCCAAACTCGGCGGGGCGCGGATGGAGGAGAAACTGGTGGCGAAGGTCTACTGCGACGAAAGCCCGTAGGAGACCTGCTAACACAGAAAGGAGAACAAGTTTATGGCTACAATTAAAACTGACCTGATCGGAAAGCTCGAAGCGACCAGCCCGAAGGCGCGGCCGCTGGGGTACGAGACCGGGGCTTCGCTGCTTCGTTTGACGGCGACCTATACGGCGACCGGCGACGAAGCTGCGGGGGACGTGATCGAGATCGGTGAACTGCCGATCGGCGCGGAACTGGTGCCCAACCTTTGCACGGTGATCTCCGAAGGCCTTGGCGGCACTACGGGGACGATCACGAAGCTGGGGGATGCGGAAGACGATGATCGCTACTCGGCCACGGCCATCGCGCTGACGGCGGCGGGGATCGTCAATGTCACGGCGACCAATGCGGCCGCGCTGACGCCGTACCGGGTGACCGAGGAGACCAAGCGGATCGCCGGAACCATCGGGCTTGCCAGCGGGAGCTTTACCGCAGGCAAAAAGGTTCGCTTCCAGTTGGTCTACGTGATGTCGGGACGGTAACGGATTCTGCGGGGACATAGAGAGAGGGGCCGTGGGCGTGTTTGCTGGTTTGTCACGCTCACGGCCTTTTGCTTGAAACGGGAGAGAAACGAAAATGGCGGATGCGATTGAGATTTGTAATCTGGCGCTCGGAAAGATCGGGGAGCTGCGGATTTCCGCGTTGTCGGAGCCGAGCCAGCCTGCGCGGTTTTGTGCGCTCTTCTATGCGCAGACGCGGGACGAGGTGTTGCAGGCGGCGAACTGGAACTTTGCGATCCGCCGGGTGGTGCTTTCCCGGCTGGCCGAAACGCCGAAGTTCGGCTGGGCTTACCAGTACCAGTTGCCGGTCGACTGCCTGTCGGTGATCCAGCTCAATGCCTGGCAGGCGTGGGAGGCGCGGGATCTTTACGAGATCGAGGGGGAGCGATTGCTCACCGATCAGGAGAGCGCGCAGTTGCGTTACACGGCCCGGGTGGAGGATTCCGAGATTTTCCCGCCGCTCTTTGTGGAGGCGCTCTACACCAAGCTGGCCAGCAAGCTGGCGGAGCCGATCATGGGGAGCCGCTCGAAGGCGGAAAGTTTGCTTGGCGAATACGACAAGCTGGTGGCGCCGCTGGCGATGAAGGCGAATGCCCGGGAGGGGCGATCGCGGCGCAAGCTTCCCTATGTGGAGAGTGATCTGGTGAGAGCGAGGTATGGGGTATGAATCATCTCATTCCTTCGTTCAACGCCGGGGAGTTGTCGCCGCGGCTGATGTCGCGGCCCGATCTGGAGAAGTACGGGGCGGGGTGCCGGGTGTTGGAGAATTTTCTCATTATGCCTTACGGCGGGGTGAACCGGCGGCCGGGGACGCAGTTTCTGGGGGTGACGAAGTTTGCGGACCGGAAGGCGCGGGCGGTGGGGTTCAACTTTTCGGTGAGCACGAACTTCGTGCTGGAGTTCGGGCATCTTTATTGCCGCTTCTGGACCAATGGGGCGCAGGTGAAGACGGGCGGGGGTGCGCCACTGGAGATTGTGACGCCGTACAGTGAGGCGGAGATTTTCGAGTTTCAGTTTATCCAGGTCAACGATGTGCTTTTCATCGTGCATCCCTCGCATGAGCCGATGACGCTTTCCCGGCACGCTGATGATGATTGGCGGCTGGAGTCGCCCAAGTGGGATTGGCCGCCGTTTCTGGACGGGAACGTCTCTGATACGACGATCGCGGCCAGCGATACGGAAGGGACGGTGATATTGACGGCGAGCGAGGCGATCTTCAAGGCCGGGCATATCGGTTCGTATTTTCTGTTGACGCATGAGCGGGAGGCGACGCACCAGACGCTTTCGCTGGGGAGCAATGGGCAGACCAGTGCGATGCGGGTGATCGGAAAATGGGATTTCTCGACGAAGGGAACTTGGTCGGGGACGGTTTATGTGGAGCGGAGCATGGACGACGGGGCGAGTTGGACGGTGATTCGCGTCTACGAGAGCAAGCGAGACCGCAACATGGCGACCAACGGGGAGGAGGAAGAGGAGACCTTGATCCGGATGCGCTTTGTTTTTGTCAGTGACCCGGCCCTTCCAAAGCCTCTTGACGACCCTGAAGACCCTCTCAACCCGACGCCGCCGACGGCCTACCTTGAAGCTTACGACACGTTGCATGACGGAATTGTAAAAGTGACCCAGTACATTTCGTCGTCCAGCGTGCGGGGGACAGTGATCAAGCCGTTGGAAGCGACCAGCGCGACGAAGAACTGGGCGCAGGGAGCGTGGAGTCTGGAACAGGGGTTTCCTCGCACTGTCTGCCTCCACGAGCAGCGGATGATTTACGGCGGGACCAAGGCCAAGCCGCAGACGCTTTGGGCGAGCGCCATTGGGGATTTCTACACGTTTGAGTTGGGGAGCAAGGATGACGATGCTTTTGCATTTACGCTGGCGAGCGCGGAGACGAATGCGATCGCGTGGATGGTGAGCCAACAGGCGCTTTGCATCGGGACGGCGGGGGATGAATACATTCTCACCTCCAGTTCAGACGGGGCGATCACGCCGACGGGGTTTCAGGTCAAAAGGCAATCGCACTTCGGGAGCAAGTATGCCCCGGCGCTGGTGGCCAATGATGTCGCGCTCTTCATTCAGCGGCAGGGGCGCAAAATCCGGGAGTTTGTCTACGAGTTCCAGAAGGACGGCTACGTGGCGCAGGATCTGACACTGCTGGCCGATCACATTACCGGCGGCGGGGTGGTCCAGACGGCGTTTCAGCAGCAGCCGGACGCGATCCTCTGGTGTGTGACCAAGGAGGGGACGCTCGCGGGGATGACCTATGAGCGGGCGCAGAATGTGGTGGGGTGGCATCGGCACACGACGGCGGGGAAGATTGAGAGTGTCGCCACGATTTATTCGGCGGATGCGGCGGATGAGGTTTGGATGATCGTGGAGCGCGCCGGGGTGCGGTATGTGGAGCGGCTCGATCCGGAGTACCGGGAGAGCCTGGAGAGCGAGGACAAGGGGGCATGGTGGTATCTGGATTGCGCGAGTCGGTTTGAGTTTGGAGCGCCTACGAGCGAGGTGAGCGGGCTGGGGCGGTTCGAGGGCCGGGAAGTGGAGGTGTTGGTCGACGGGGCCGTGGAGGCGGCGAAGGTGGTGGACGGCGGTAGGATCGAATTGGAGCGGCCTGCGCGCAATGTGCTGGTGGGGCTGCCGTACGTGTCGCGGCTGACGCCGATGCCGCTCGACCCGGGGCCGATGGGGGACGGGACGGCGCAGAGTCGCAAGTTCAAGGTCAATCGGCAGGTGTTGCGGGTTTACAAGAGCCTTGGGGGAGAGGTGGAGATTAAGGAAGGGGTGTGGGACCCGGTGTTTTCTCGCAATACCATCGACCCGATGGATGCTTCCCCTCCTCCGTTTACGGGGGATAAGGAGGTTTACGTGAGCCGGAGGTATGAATCGACGGGGACGGTAGGCGTGCGCCAGCGCCAGCCGTTGCCTTTTACGTTGCTGGCGATGATTCCCAAGTATGATGTCAGTGGCACCTGAACCGTTTCTTCTTCGCTTCTTCGAACCCGAGCGGGACTACCAGACCGTGCGCGGCTGGTGGGAAGCGCACGGGTGGAGCGCTGTACCCGTGCAGGTGCTCCCGAGGCTCGGGATTGTTGCCGAGCGCGGCGGCGAGCCAACGGCTGCCGGATGGCTTTATATGGACAACAGCGTTGGCGTGGGTTGGCTCGAATGGCTGGTTGCGCGGCCCGACGCTTCGCCGCGGGATGTTTACCGGGCACTGGCTTCAGTGATCGAGTTCATCCGGTCCGAAGCAAAGCGGATGGGTTATCACACCCTAATATCAACCTGTCGCCAGGAATCGCTCGGGCGGTTGTTGGAACGTAATGGCTTCAATCAGTCCGACACGGGGGTGTCTCATTTCGTGGGTTTTCTGGATCAATAATATGGCATCTGTAACCACAGCTTTAATCGTCGGTGCGGTCGCCACAGCGGTCGCTGGCGGACTTTCCTATTACTCTGCGCAGGAGCAGGCGGCGACCTCGCAGAGCATCGCCGCCTACAACGCTGCGGTGCAGCGGCAGCAGGCGGACCTGAATGCGAAGATTCAGATCCGGCAGTCTGAGATTAACCAGTCGATGCTGCAAAGCCAGATGAACCAGACGGCGGCGCTGGACAATCAGGCGGCTTCTACGGAGGCGCATGCGCGGGAGGAGCAACGACGATTGCGGGAGGAGAAGCTGCGCTTGATTGGGGCGCAGCGGGCAGGGTTTGCCGCCGGGGGGGTGTTGATGGAGGGGACGCCGCTGGCGGTGTTTTCCGATACGGAATACAACTTCGCTTTGCAGGAGATGGATATTTTCAAGGCTTCCAGTGAGCAGGCGGATTCCCTGCGACGGGAGGCGGCGATTCAGCGGCAGGATCTCGGGACGCAGATGGAGGTGGAGAAGCTCAACGCAGAGGCGGCGAAGGCCGGGCGCGATATTGGATACAACAACGCGGCGATGACGCTGGCTCAAGGGGCGGCGACGGCCCGGGCGTACAAACTCTCGGGGTACGGGACTCTGCTTAGTTCGGCCAGCAACATTGCCGGGCAGTATGGCGATTACAAAAAATTCACGGCTACGGTGCCGGTAAATAAGAAGAGCGGCGGTTAACGAGAGAAAAGTCTATGGCACGAATTCCTTTACGAGACATTCCCAATGCTCCGCAGCCGGTGGCGGGGCCGAGCGGACGCGGAGGCAACCGGGTGAACCTGGGCGGGGCGATGTCGCTGCTTCAGCGGCCCACGATTTCGCCGGAGGCTTTCAGCGGACCGGCCAAGGGGCTCGACGCGCTGGCGCGGGGGGTGGGCAGCATTGCCGGGGCGAGCGAGAAGGCGATGAAGGCGGCGCTGCATTTGCAAGACCTGGTCGACGACGACAAGGTTTTCAAGGCGAAGATGGCCTTTCGCGACTCGGCGAGCGCGGGGCGACAGGAAATCGAGGCGAGGCCGGAGGATTTCACGCAGTATGGAGAGATCATCAAACGGCACATGGAGGAGGGTTACCAGGGGTTTCTTAAAGACAATCAAGACCTCTCGGCGCGCGCGCGCCAGCGGATTGAGCAGGAATATCTTGCGACAAGTGGCGATCTCTATGGTCGGGCGCAGGAGATGGCTGTGCGCAAGGTGACGGCGAACAAGCGGGCGGGAGTACTTTGGGAGGCGGAACAACTGGCCAGTGTGGGCGACGGCGAAGGGGCGGCGATGATGATGGAGGAGGAACACGGGAAGGGGCGCTTTGATGATCTGGAGATCGAGATGAAGCAGAAGGGTTTCCGCAACCAGGCGGCTGGGGTGCGGATGGATCAGATGCGCTTGGATCGGCCTGATCTGGCGCTGGAGGCGGTGCGGGATGAAAAGAAGACGCCGGAGTTTTCGCCACAGGAACGTTTGCAGCAGGAGCGGGCTTCGCGGGTGGCGATCGCGGCGAAGGACGGGGAGCTGATGAAGCAGGTCGCGGTGATGATTGACAAGGGGGAAGTCAAAAGCCTGGAGGATGTGCGTAAGCGGCTTGGGGAGTATGGGGTGGGGTTTTCGGATCGCAACCTGAACCACCTCAAGCGGGAGCTTGCGCCACGGGCTTTTACCGATACGGGGGCGGCGAAGGCGATTCTGAGAAAGTACCGGTCGATGGAGATACCGGCGGACGAGGTGGATCGCACGGAGATGCGGACGGCGCTCAAGAGCGAATTGCGCGCGGTGTTGCTAACCGATGACCGGCCGGAATGGATGAAGCTGGCGGACAAGCATTTCGATGGACCGCCGCGCAAGGCAAGCGAGAAGCGGATCGAGAACATGAACAAGGGTATTCTGGACGGCGGCGGATTTGATGGCGGCTATGACAAGAAGAAGGCGGATGAGGGTGATCTCACAGAGGTGCGTAAACGGTACGAGACGGAGGTGAAGATGGATCAGGTCAACGAGCACATGGCGCAGTGGGAACGCGACCACCCGAAGGCTTCTACTGCGGAGAAGGGCGAGGAGTACCAGAGCTACATTGAAGCCAACGGGTGGATGCCTCCGGCGAAGGATGAACGGTGGTGGTGGCAAAGGTGGTTTGGGCCGTCTCCGGACGGGGAAGCCAGCGAGATGCGGCGCACCTTTGAACAGCACCATCCACCAGCGGCGAATCCATACAAGGAAGGCGGGCAGGAATGGAAGGCGCGGCCGAATGATCCGAAGCCGTCTCCGGCACCAGCGCCAGCGCGCGCGCCGAAGCCTTCCGCTGCGCCGACTCCCGCGCCGGAAGGTAGCAAGCAAACGAGCTTTGGGTATCCCGGCGACCCGTACAAGGATAGCAACAGCCTGGCGGGGATTGGCGCATGGGTCAGCCCGGAAGAGCAGCGCAGGATCAAGGCGGGGCTGCCGAGCGAGCAGAAGATGCGAACCGATGATTTCGCCGCGTCGCCAGACATAGAGAAGGCGTTGCGGGCGATGGGAATCAAGCCCGGCGACATGGTAGCTGTACAGTGGTCGGATGGTGAAACAACCGAAGGGCGGTGGATGGACAAGACCAGCAAGGAGTTGCGCGGTCGCATTGATCTCTACTCACCTGACGGCCCGCATCCCAAGGATGGGCGGAAGGCAGTTAGCTGGAACAAGGTTTGATTTTTTGGCCATGATTACTCAAGAGGTTGCAGATCAGTATTTGAAGGATAAGGAGCTTTTCGAGAGCGGGGAACTGGAGCTTTCACCCGATGAGGTGAACCTTCGGCGGACGGCGCTTGATGAGTTTGGCACGGAGTTGGAGCGCAGGCAGGGCCGGGAGCGGGGGATGTGGGAGAAGGCGCGGGCGGAGCGGGTGCGCCGGAACTTTGTCGACCTCGAAACGCGGGGCGGCAACCAGACGCCAGAGATCGACGCGCAGTTTGCCTGGGCTCCGAATCAGGATTCGATCAAGGCCGGGCTTTCGCTCAAGGAGCTTTTTGCGGCTCATTACGATATTCCGCTTGAAGAGGCTGGCCAGAAGTTTGATCTGCTCAAGATGGATTACGCGAGCCGGAACTTTGGCGGCAAGATTCCCAAGACGAACGTGGAGTTCTGGAACGCGGAGAAGGCGCGGGTTGAAAAGTCCGAGGCGGTGGAGGCGGAGACGACGAAGATGATCGGGGCGGCGACGGCGAATGCTTTTGCCAGTGCGCTCAAAGGAGAGGCTCCCAATTGGGGCGCGGCGTTGCAGAAGTGGCGCGAGGGGGCGGCGGAATCGGTTCTGATGAAGGAGCACCAGCCGCAGGAGGTGGGCGAGGCGTACCGCCTGGCCTGGCAAGGGGCGCGGGGGGTGCTCGATCACAACCCGGCGTTGCTTGAGGTTTTCCGGATGATGACGGCGAAGGCGGGGCGGGCCGATCTGACGCGCAATGACGAGCCAGCGGAAGGGGCCGGGGATGAACCGGAGCGCAACCCCCGGCAGATGCAGACGCGGATGGCGGCGGGCAGGATTGCGGCGGGAGGGAACCCGGGCGAGGTGGAGACCGACGCGATTCTTGACAAGCTGATGACGGTGCCGCGCGAGGAGGTGCGCCGGTTTTTCGATCTGCTTCCGGCGTACCTGACGGCGATCGGGGAGCTGGACCCGCAGGAGGCGGTGGCGCAACTGATGACGCAGTTCTGGGGCGAGGTGGCGCAGGGGTATTCCTCCATGATGGGGGATCGCAAGGGAGTGCAAGACCAGATGACGCGGGATGCGAAGGTGTTGCGGGCGATTCAGGAGGGGCGCGATGTGCGGGTTTCAGCGCGGGATGGCGGGTTTGTGTCACTCGACCGGCTGGTGACGGAGGCGGATGTGGCGGCGACGAATGCGATTGGCGGGTTTGGCACGGGGCTTCAGACTTATTCCCATTCGACGGAGGAGTATGGCCGGGTGTTGACGCCGAAGGAGGCTAATGAAGTGGCGGGGCGGTTGTCGCAGCGGATCGAGCGCGGGAAGTTTTTCTTTGCGGTGGAGGAGATGACGCGGGAGATGCGGCCGCTGCGGGCGGTGACGCCTTTCAAGAGCGCGGAGATGGGGCTTTACGGGGTGGCCAATTCGGCTCCGATGATGGCGCGGGGGATTGCGGCGAGCTTTATTCCGCTGGCGGGGCCGTTGTTGGCGTTTGCCAGTTCGGCGGATGCGATGCGCTCCCAGGAGTTTCAGCGGCTGGTGACGGAGTTTCCTGACATCGATCTGGAACGGGCGGAGAAGGCGGCGACGATTTCCGGGCTGGCGCAGGGGGTGGTGGAACTGGCATCAACCTACGGGATGCGCTTTGGCGGCTCGCTGCTGGTGCGCAAGACTCCCAACCTGGCAGCATGGCTTGAACGGGCCAGCGGGGCGGCGAGTGCGTTTGCGAGACCGGTATTGACGCGGACGGGCGCGGGGGTGGCTGAAGAGATGGGCGAGGAGGCGGTGCAGGGGTGGATTTCAGCCACGGTGCAGAATGCGATCCTGACCGATTACCCGCATGTCGATGCGAAGAAGGCGTTCATGGACAACATCAGCCTGGAGGTGGGGTTTGCCTCGCTCTTCATGCGGCTTCCGGCGGTGGGGGCCGGGACGTGGACGGAGAGCCGGATGGTGCGAAGCGGGTTGGAATCGCGCGAGATGATGCGTTCCCTTGGGCTTTCGGAGGAGGCGGCGGGGCGAATCAATGCGTTGGCGGCCGAAGGGAAGTACGGGCAGGCGGAGGCGTTGATGCATCAGGAATATATGGCGCTCAAACCGGCGCAGATTGAGGCGGGGGCGCGGTACATGGAGGGGCGGATGCGGCTGGCGCGGGAGGCGGCGGCGGACCCGGCGATCAGCGAGCATGAGACGCTCCAGGTGCGCGATGGCCAGTGGAGCATTGTGCGCGGCGACGGGCGGGTGATCGCGAGGTTTGAGGATGGCGCGTCGGCGCAGGAGGCGTTGATGGCACGGGTGGCCTTTCGCGCCGAACGGCTGGCGAAGGAGAACGACGGATCGGTTGCGGCGGCGATCGGGTGGTTTCAGTCGTGGGCGAAGGGGTTGGCGGTGGAGAACCGCACCGGGGAGCGCAAGCGGGCGAGCGATCTGGAGATGGGGCCGCTTGATCGCGGAGAGCTGGCGGCGAGTATGCGGCGGCATGGGATCGAGGCGGGGCTTGACCCGGATCAGGTGGCGATCCTTGGCGAAAATTCTGCCGAGCTGGTGGAAGGGGTTTATGTCGATACGTTGAAGCTTTACGGGGGGAGCACTGCGATGACGGTCTTTGAGGAGGCCGGGGAGGCGTTTCTGCGGCGGGATCTGCGTGACGGGCTGGTGAGCGAGGAGGAGGCGAAGGCTTGGACGCGGGCTTGGAGCGAGAAGACGGGTTTTGAGCTGACCGATCCGGCCAACCCGACGATGGCGGAGGTGTTTGAAGCGACTTCGCAGATGTTTGAGGCGCATTTCCTTGGCAAGCGTAAGGAGCTTCCCGATGTGCCCAAGCTCTTCGGGTTGATCAAGCGGCTGGGGGTGTACCTGCGGGAGGCGTTTGGGCGGGCTAGGCAACTGGTGGAGATGCGCGAGGCGGGGGCGCTTTCGGAAAGTGCGGAGGGGTATCTGGCGCGGGCGCTCGGGATCGATGAGCAGGTGGAGCTAAATCAGAAGACGGCGGAGACCGTTGGGGCGGCTGCTTCGTATTCGGTGGGACGCTACCCTGGAGATGAGCAGACGATTCCGAAAGACGCAAAGGTTTGGTTAAAACCGCCAGTGAAGATCACCAAGGTGACGGAAAGGCGCTTTGCTCGCCATGCCACGTTGGGAGAAGCTGCAAAGGATGCGCTTCAGGTTGTCCGTTCTATTTTCGAGGCCCATTCCAAGGAAGGCGGGATTTCAACTCCTGACTTGAAGGAAAAGATCGCGGCGTCTGGCAAGCAGATGCGGCATGGGCTGCATCTCGGTGTCACGCATCCTCATCTTCGCGCCCACATGGAGGCGGCCGGGGTGATTGATCAGCTTTTTGAAAATGCCGTTCTGGTGGTGTCCCATGACCCATCCAAAGGGGCGCTGGAGGGTGATCCGCTTCTGCATCAGATCCATCGCCTGGCCGCACCGTTGCAGGTTGGCGATCAGCTTTATCGGGTGAAGCTGACGGTGAAGGAGTTCAAGGGGGACAAGCACCACTACTATGACCACAGCCTGACCGAGATCGAACCCGTTGAAACACGAAAGGCCAACCCGGAGGCTGACCTTTCGTCTAGGATTCCAGGCTCGCTCCCCGTTACCGGGGCGACCCCACTGGAAAGCATCAATATCGCCGATCTTTTGAAGGACGTCAAGTTTGGGGAGTTGTCTTCGTATCCGATGGTCAATCCCTCTTTCTCCGTCGCCCGCGCGGCCGATGTGGAACGGATTGCCAAGGAGATGGAGCGGGCCGGGACGGCGGAGAAGCTGGCGTTTGCGGAGAAGGTGCGCCGGAATCTGGAGCGCGGACGGGAGCGGGTTGATCTTTTGGAGAGGGAGCAAATCTACGAGCGGCAGGCGGATGCGCGGGCGCTCCAGCTTGAGGAGGATGTGGCCAATCTTCAACTCCGGCAGGAGGAGGGGATCGAAGAACTGCGTCAGCAGAAGGCGGAGCAGATCGAGCAGGCGGGGACCGGGAGCATGGCGAAGTTCATGGACCGGATCGAGGCGGCGAAGACGGAGCGGGAGCGGACGCTCTTGCGCCGGGAGGCCCGCGAGACGGCGGCCGATCTCAAGCGCGGGATCGAGAAGGATTTCAAGGCGCAGGAGAAGGCGTTGCGGGAGCGGTTCCGAGGCGAAGAGAAGGTGCTTCGTGAAAAGGCGCTTGGCGCGGAGAAGGCGGAACGGCTGAAGGCGGGCCATGAAGAGGCCCGTGCGGCGACGTTGCAGTCGCTGGTCGATTACAACGCGGCGATGATGGCGCTCCCGGCGGAGCTTCGCGGGAAGCTGGGCGGGTTTGTGACGCTGGCGCGGCTCAAGACCGACCGGGCGCGGGATAAGTTTTTCCGGGAGAAGTTTCCGAAGATCGAGGCGGCTTACGAAAAGTACCTGCGGGACGAATACGACGCGGCGCTCAAGAAGATTTTCAAGCAGGCCAAGCCGAAGGGCAAGGCAGGCAAGCGACCGGCTGGAAAGCTGGGGCCGGAGCTGCACGCGCTCTTTGCGAAGCTCGAAGAGGCGACCGGGTGGGACGCGGCGAAGCTGGAGGGGTATATCGCCGAACTGGAGCAGCGGGAGGCTGACGGGACGCTGACGCCGGAGCGGGAGGATTTGGCCGATCTCGAAAAGGCGATGCTTAATCTGGTGGTGGATTGGAAGCACGCGGACTCGGGGCGGCGCGGCACGGCCGTGCGGGAGTTGAAGGCGCTCTTGAGCAAGGGGCTGACCGAGTTCCGGTTCAAGAAAGGTCAGGAACGGATCGAGCGGAAGGAACGCCGGGAAAGACTCGTTGCGACCACCGGCTCCACGGGGAGCAAGTCGGAGCGATCCCAGCGGGCGAAGAAGGACGCGGGGATGATCGGCAAACGGCTGGCGTTCCTGCGGGCGGCGCGGCTGAACCTCTCCTCCTTTGAGCAGGTGCTGTTTCTCGCTTTTGGAGAAAACCCGGAGGCGCAGCCTGCGGACTCGCGGGAAGCTGGTGGCGGAGCCGGATTTCAAAGACGCCCTGCTGACCTTTGTGCAGCACAAAACGCAGATGAACCACTGGATGGCGTACGCGGAGTTCATGCGGGAGTTTCAATCACTGGTGGGGCATCGGGATGTCATGAACGCGGTGGAGGGGAGCGGCGGGGAAGCGACCAGCCGGATGCTCGGGCAGTGGCTCGATTACTTTGCGCAGGGCGGGAATCGGGATGCGGGGTCGAGGTTGGAGCTGGTCGGATTCATTTCCAAGCTGGTTTCTAATGCGTCGGCAATGGCGATCGTCGGGCGGGCGGGCGTGTTGGCGGTGCAGAGCACGCAGATCCTTACCGCGCTCGCGGAAATGCCGACGGCGTCCTATTTGAAGCGGATGGGGATGCTGGCCAGCGGGCAACTGGGTTTGAAGGCGGCTTGGGATTCGCCCTACATTCAGCGGCGCTTGAAGGAAATGCCGCCGGTGGTTCGGCAGTTGATGGAGGGCTTGAACTCGGGCAGCCCGACGCGGATCAAGTACGCGGTGCAGATGCTGGGCCGGTCGATCTCCGGCGCGGATGCGCTTTTCACCGCAGGGACGTACGCGATCGTTTACGACTACCGGCTGACGAAGTTGATGGAAGGCGGGGTCGGGCTGGCGCAGGCGGAGCGCATGGCGCGAGAGGAAGCGGAACGGATCACCGACCGGTTGGCGCAACCGATGCGGGCCGGTGCGCGCTCGATGATGGAACTGCGGATGAGCGGGAACCCGGCGTTTCGAATGGCGTGGAACTTCGCCAGTGAAGCGCGCAAAAACCTTGGCGTGGTGCTTTACGCGATGGCGCGCCGCGGCGGGGCTCAGGCGGGGAGGACGGTCATGGCGATGTGGGTGCTTCAATCGCTGATGGCGAATCTGATCCGGGCGGCGTGGCGCGATGCGCGGGATGATGAGGACGATGATCTTTTTGACGAAAAGAACTGGAGCGCGAAACGCTTGGCGCTTGCCGTCCTAACGGAGCCGCTGGCGGGGGTTCCCGTGGTTGGCGATCTGGTGGAATCGGCAGTTTACCGCGGTGCCGGAGAGCATCAATTCTCGGGCGGGCTGCTTGAACTTGGGCGGGCGGTCTCCGCCGTGAAGCGGATTCCCGCGACGCTGGCCGGTGAACAGGAAGGGGCGGAGGTGCTGCGCGACATGGAGGCCATCCTGATGGGGATGGGGCTTTTCAGCACGAACCTTGCGGCGGCGGCTTCGCTCTCGCACATTGCCCGGGATCTCTTTGGTGTGGGCGAGAATGTGAGCGAGGCGGGAAAATAACTATTGCATCGCTTTCGCGGAAATCCGACTACGCTTGTCAATGAGCGTCCAGTCGGACATTTCGAGTATCCAATACACGGGCAACGGCTCGGCCGCGACGCCGTACCCGGTGCCGTTTGTCTTTCATGAGGCGGTTCATCTGAAGGCCGTGGTCGTGGCGGAGGACGGGACGCAGGACGAACTGGCACTCGGCACCGACTATGTGGTGGCCGGGGTGGGCTCAAAAACCGGCGGATCAGTGACGACGCTCGCGCCGGTGCCGACCACGCGCAAGCTGACTATCTACCGCGAAGTGCCGGTGGTGCAGCAATCGAAGTTCGTGGAGAACGGGCCGATGCCCGCATCGACGATCGAGCGGGGCCTTGACGATCTGACGATGATTGCTCAACAGCTTTCGCGCCGGGTGGCGCGGTCGTTTCGGCTGTCCGATTCCAGTCCGCCGCTTGACCCGATGATGGAACTGACCTCGGGCGACACGGGCGTAATGGTGATGGGCGATGACGGCAAGTTCCATCTTTGGTCGATGCAGCGGCTCAAAGAGGAATTGTCGGCGATGGCGGCGGTGCCTGCGATGCTCAATGCGCTGATGGTGCAGTATCCGGTGGGGTGTCTGTACTTTACCCGTCGAAACGAAAACCCGCGTGATATTCTCGGCTTTGGAACATGGGTCCGCTTTGGGGCTGGGAGAATGATGGTGTCACTGGACCCGAGCAACCCGACATTGAGCCAGGTGGGGGCAACGGGCGGGGCGGCGGTGCATTCATTAACGCTCGAAGAGGGTCCGGCGCACCAGCACGTGGTGCCAGCGTTCTCTGGCCAGGCTCAAGGAGGGGGCCATACGCACACGGTACCGGGGCAGACCGTGCAAACGTCAAGTTCTGGTGGGCACACGCACCCGATTACCGGCTACGAAGAATCAGCTTCGGCGAATCGTCCCACCAATCAGATTATCATTGATGACGACTACGCGCAGAGCCCCACGACGACGAGAAATACCGGGGAAGCGGGCGCTCACGTTCACTCCGTAACCATTGCGTCGGTAACGACAGGAACCAGCAGTTCGGCTGCCTACAATCTTTCCATCCCTGAACAGAACACCCGCTCCGCAGGGCAAGGCAAGCCACACAACAACATGCCTCCCTATATCGTGGTGCATGTCTGGACACGGGTGAACAACGATGCTCCGGAAGATGTCGACGACGGGTCGGGGGGTGGCGTTGGATCGCTTCCGTTCCCGGGCGATCCTACGCTCTTTGTGGACCGGGTGACGGGCGAGACGCGGCGGCTCGTGGTGGACGATTCGGTGCTCGGGACGATCCCGGCAGGAGGAGGATCTTAAAGATATGGCTCGTGCATTACTTTTCTTCGCGCTGGCGTTCATCGGTGTGGCGCTGCTGACCGCTGCCAATCCTCCCAACCATGCCGTGATGACGGGACCGCAGGCGCAGCGGGCGCAGGGAGCGAAGACGTTCGAGGATCTGACGGCGGAGAAACTGACGATGCCAGGGGTGAAGGGTGCGCTTAAAGCAGATGCGGACGGGGAGGTGTCGGGCGGGCCGTATTACCCCGTCTTCCACATTTATCTGCCGCCGGGGTTCACGGACTTTGAACTCAAGGCGACGACCGACAACTACGAGACGATGGTCTTTTTCTATCACAGCCCTGACCCGGCGAAGGCGTTCATCCCATCTCAGATCTGGAGCACCCGGCCGGACGTGTTTTTCACGGATTCGCAGCGCGCCGATCGGCGGCAGTGGATCAGGCAAAGCGCTTCTCAGTCCATCGCCGCAATGCGCGTCAATGGATCGAGCGAGATCGGCGGGGTAATCCTGGTGGTGAAAGATGTTGGCGGCGCCATCTCGCAGGACAACCCGAAGCTGATCTGGACGTACGCCGTGATGACGCCGACCGGCACGGAAGACGACCCGGGCGGCCGGAGTATCTGGCGGCCGATCGTGCCGGTCTGGATGTCGCAACCCTTCAACCCATGAAGCAACTGATCCTCATTTTTACCTTCGGGCTCCTGGTGCATGCCGCCAGTGCCATTGACTATCAAGCCACTCCGGAAAGCGCCTGGGTCAAACGGTTCGGATCGGCACCGGGGTTTGAGGTGACCGATGCGGCGCTTCGGACAGCTATTGAGTGGGATCTCTTTGGCGGGCCGGTGCCGAAGATCAACGGTGCGACCCACTACGGGTTGCAGCTCAAGCGGTGGGAGCGGTCGATCAGGCAATTCGGATTCGCGGTAATCGCCGACGACTATGCAACTTTCCTGGAGGGGTTAAAGGCCGAACTCTCCAGGCAGAAAAAGTAAAGAAGGCCAATTCGAAGACACAATACCATGAAACGATACATTACCACCCTCTGCCTTGCCATCGCCGTTGCCGGGAGCGCCCTTGCGGAGCTTCCCAAAAACGTCGACGCGCTGGTTGACAAGCTGCCTGAGTCGTACACCAAAACCCTGCGCGCCAATGCCGTGCGTCTGGAAGCCCGTTCGAACGATGAATTCTACAGCAGCCTGAAGGCCGCCGGATTCACCTTTCAAGACGTGACGCTTTCACGCTCCTGGGTCGTCGGGCTCGCGTTCCCGCGCGGGGATTACGACGCCTTCGACTCGGCGGAGGCCGCGAAGTACCTCTCTCTCGACAACTACAAATCCTACGTGGCCGCCAAGCTCAAGGGCATGGGGGCCGACGCCATCGCCGCTTACGACTGGCTCCAACAGCAGCGCCTGACTGTCGTGGAGGCCGCCCCGCGCGACATCGCCGAGAAGGGGGAGTTCCTGGCCGTGATCGCCGATCAGGTGATCGCGCAGGACAAAGCGAAAGCTTCCGCCGCGCAGTAAGGCACGCGCCTGCTGTTTTGCGCTCCCCTGCCCTCTTCATCGCAGGGCGGGGTGCGCTTAGGCGATCAACAGAAAGGGAGACCTTATGAGCTTGAATTACATGTCGCTGGCTGATGGCCGGGCGCTTCCGGTTGGGACCGGTATAATGCCGGTGTGCAGCTTCGACCAGGACGGGAAGCCCGCCGGTGCGGCCACGGACAAAACGCTGGCTGACCTGACAGCGTTTCTGTTCGCCCGGAAGGGGGAGACGTATATCCACGACGATACCCTTCATGAGGGAGATTGGTTTGCCGTCACGGCCGTGGAGGATACGGTGATTGCTTCGATCACCACGCCGACCGGCACGCATACTGATGTGCCAATCCCGGGGGGGCTGACGCTTCCTTTGCAGTTTACGGCCGTAACCTTGACGAGCGGCAAGGTGTTTGCCTGGATTGCATGATTGGGATCGGGATAGGTTTGGGTCTTTGGCGGGGTCAGATCATCGTCAAGCGATGGGACGCGGACGCGCTCGCCTACATCGCGCAGGTGGAAACGGCGGACGGCGCTCCGCTGGAGCCGAAGGTCAGGCTGGCGGTCAACCGGTTGGTCGGGCAATGCAAGCGGGATGCCTCGCCGGTGGCGGGTGTCAGCAACTGGGAGGCGATGAAAGCAACGTGCCTGCTGGCCGGGCCGCGGACGCTGGCAGGAGCGCTGATCCCGTTGCGCGGACCTGCGCCCACCAACATCAATTTCGTTTCAGGGGATTACCATCCTGTGGACGGCCTGAAGGGCAACGGATCGAGCAAATACCTCATTTCAAATTTCAACACGATCGAGGGGTCCCGACAGGTTCATATGGCCGTCCACACGCGGAGCAACTTCGAAGCCATTAATTCGTCTGCATTGATGGGCGCTGGAGCTAGTTCCACGCCGGGCTCCATGCTTCTATTCATTAATAATCCATCATTTGATCCAAGATCGGTCGTTGCCAAAATTGCAACCTGGGACAATGAGCCGATTCTTCAATACCAGCCTGAATCTTCAGGCTTCATAGGAGTATCCAGGGCATCACAGACTGACACGGATGTTCAATGGGCTCTCGGAAATGAGGAGGGTGTAGCGTCTGGAAAAACCCACCAAAGTCCTGCGTTAATTCCCTATCATATTTTTGCTCGAAATGGGGGGAACATTTCTAACATTCCAATGACGTTCTATAGCATCGGCGAGCCGGTTGATCTGATCGCCTTGCGTTCGGCAGTCAACGCTTACATGGAGGCGATCGCATGACTCCGGAAGAAATTGATCTTTTGCGTGATCTCTCCGCCCCACTGGTGGAGCATCCGTTGCCGTGGAGCGGGCTTTCCGGCGAGCAACAAGCGGCTTTCCGGCTGCTGATGCCGCGCCCGACCTTCACCGACGAGCAGCGCGAATGGGTGAGCCTCTGGTGGCTGCCGGTCACAGTGCAACAGGTGGCCGACATCAATGCCGTTGTGCCGGCAGGCAACCAGTACCCGGGGCGGGAGGATCTTGATGGCGATCTCTTCATCAGCGTCGATCTGCTCTCCGACGCCCTCGACTCCGGGCGGCTGGCGGCGTTGCTGCCGATCCTGCAATCGCTCCCTCTGACCTACAAACTGCCGGAGGAGTGGCCGGTGCCTGATCTGGAGGAGATTTAACACCATGCAGCAACACTATGACCTGATCAAGGTAGCGGCCGTCAACGTTACGGCGTTTATCGTCTCATTAACGGACCTGGAAACATCGGTCCGGATCGCGGGGATGCTGGTGGCCATGGTCTACACGGGCCTCAAAACCTATTACCTGATCGCCGAGAAGCGCGAAAGGAAGAAATGAATCAACCGCTGAACATTCCCATTAAGGACGGCTATCGTCTGGAGTGCGACTACATCTACCGATGGGTCGACGAAGGGCGCATTTACCGAATCGTCGTTCCCGCGGGGTTTATCTGCGACGGGGCGAGCGTCCCGCGTTTCCTTTGGACGTTGATCGGGGCAACCCCGGACGGGCTGAACCGCGCGGCCGCGCTGGTTCACGACTTCATCTACCGCAACAGCGGCGTGTTGCCGAACGGCTCCTTCTGGGAAGAAGCGCCCGGGGGGCGGCTGATCGCCCTGATCGACATGCCGTGGACTCGCGTTCAGGCCGACAAACTTTTTGCCCGCATCCTTCGTGAAGCGGGTGTGCCCCGCCTGCGGCGTCGCCTGATGTATCGGGGGGTCCGGCTGGGCGGGTGGATGTCGTGGCATAAGAGGAAGAAATCATGAGCAAGAACATCGCAAACGAAGCATTCGCGCGCCGGGTCCAGTCGGACCTGCACGGCCGCGGCCTTTACACAGGAACCGTTGACGGCTGGGCCGGGCCCCAGACAATCGAGGCATGGGGGCTGCTGGTCGGCGACGGATTTACCGTGCCACGGCCGGGCGGCACCGGATCGACCGATCAAAGCGCCCAGCTCTACGCGCACGCACTCAAGGATGATGGCTTGCGCGAGACGGCCGGGAAGGGATCAACCCCACGCATTCGCGAAGCGATTCTTGGGGCCGCGTCGTGGCTCGATCCCGACGACAGCGCCACGGCCTGGTGCGGGTGCATTATGGGCCTCTGGGTTAAGGAGATCGGCCTGACCCCTCCCGTGGCGCACTACCGTGCCGCGTCATGGCTCGACATCGGCACAGAGGTTCCGCTCGCGTCGGCCCGGCCGGGCGACATCGTGGTGATTTCCCGCACCGGCGGGAACCACGTCGCGCTCTACTTGGCGCACGATACCGGGACGATCACCCTCTACGGCGGGAATCAATCGAACGCCGTCAACATCGCCAAGTTCCCGCGATCGAGTTTGCGGGGGGTGCGCCGATTGGCGTGA